GAGTAAAAAAGTAAAAATAGTTGCTTGTAATAGTTTAAAATCTCTTATAATGAATGATAGATTAATTATTCAGGACTTTACAACAGTACAGGAATTATCTACATTTGTTCGTAAAGGACAAACATGGGTTGCAGATGAAGGTTCTCATGATGATACGGTTATGTCTCTTGTAGTATTCGCATGGGCTTGTCAAGAACCCTATTTTAAAGATTTAACTGACCATAATTTGAGAGTTGAGGTAGAAAATAGTATGATGGGTGATGTTTTAGAGAGTGCAGTTCCATTTGGATTCATTGATGATGGTCGTGGTCAAGATGATGGGTGGGAAACGGTTGAAGTATTTCAAAGTCAATAACACCTTTTTTCTAAATAAATATACAGAAGATAGTTGTGATTTAAAAATCAAATAGAGAATAGAAACTCTTTTTTATGAAAATTATGTTAAGGAGAAAAATATGGCATTAGTAAGTCCAGGCGTAGAAACCTTTGAACTCGATATTGGGGGTTCAGTTGCCGAAGCTGGTGGTTCACCTACAGGTGTTGTCATTGACGCTAAATGGGGCCCAGTAGATCAACGTGTAGCTATTACATCGTTGGCTGAACTTGAAGATAACTTCCATCAACCAGTTGCTACTGACACTGGTGTGGGCCCACAATATTTGCGTTGGTTTACAGTTGCTGATTATCTCGGTTATGGTGGTAATGCCATCGTTGCGAGAGCAGTCAATGCAGCTGCACGAAATGCAGTAAATGGTGGTTCTGCGGCTTTAATTAAAAATAAAACAGCATTTGATGGTGCGACAGTAACAAGTCATAAGTTTATTGCTCGTTATCCTGGCGTGTTAGGAAACAGTCTTGCTGTTTCTGTATGTACAGGTGCAACTGAGTTTTCAGCTGCTGGATCAACAGATTGGGGTGCAGGACAAAATTTCGATAACCTCTTTGATGGTGCTCCAGGCACATCAGACTTTGTAGCTGGAAATGATGCAGACGGTGTTGATGAAATGCACATTGTTGTGTATGACAAAGATGGACTCATCACAGGTGAGAAAAATAAAGTATTAGAAACATTCGGTTATGTCTCAAAAGCTGCCGATGCTACTGGCCCAACAGGTGGTAGTATTTTCTATGAAACAGTTATTAATACAACTTCCAAGTACATTTATGCAGGATCTGCTGATCTTACAACAGTTGGATCAAATTCAGCGTATGGTGCTAACTCTAATGGTAATACTACAGCGTATGATACAGAATCAACTGCTACAGACTTTGATTTAGCTGGTGGGGTTGACGGTAGTACAGTTGTTGGAGATGCGACGACAACATTAAATTCACTTTTCACTTCACGTGAAGATGTAGAGATTAGTGGTCTTCTTGCTCCTCATTGGACTGCAATTGGTGACCATAATGGAACAGATGATGTTGCTTTTGTGGCTGCGTGTGTTACTATTGCTAATTCACGAAAAGATTGTATTGTATTTGCATCACCTGATGTTATGACTGCGACTGGTATTCCAGAAGCTGCAGCAGTTGCAGATGCATCGGTTACAGCATGGACTGGTCATTTAAGTGGTCGTTCAAGTTATGTAGTAATCGACTCTGGTTGGCATCACAAGTATGATAGATTTAATGATGTTAATCGTTGGGTGCCGTTGGCTGGACATACTGCTGGTATCTATAGTAGATTGGCACGTGATTCAGAAACATTCTTTTCCCCAGCTGGTTTTACACGAGGTGTTTTGACTGGTGTTGGTACACTTGCTTGGAATCCTTCACAAACATATAGAGACACACTTTATAAGAATAATGTAAATCCGATAGTTAATTTTCCTGGCCGAGGAACAGTATTATTTGGTGATAAGACATATGTCTCTAAGCCAGGTAGTTTTGACAGAATTAACATACGAAGTCTTTTTATACTTCTTCGTAAGTCTGTTGCTGAGTTTGCTGAAGATATTTTATTCGAAACAAATGATGCATTCACACGAAGTATTTTTGTGAGTGCAGTAGATGGGTTTCTTGCTAATATTCAATCAAGAAGGGGTCTTGAAGAGTATCGAGTAGTTGCTGATACATCAAATAATACTGCTACAGTATTGAATAATAATCAGTTTGTTGCTGATATTTTCGTAAGACCGTTAAATTCTATTAACTATATTAGACTTAACTTCGTGTCTGTTCGTTCAGGCGTTGAGTTTTCTGAGTTAGCAGGATAAGGTAGGAGAACAATATGGCATTTAAAGTAACAGATTTTATTAATGAAGCACAGGATGGTGCTCGACCATCACTTTTCCTTGCACAGATTAACTTTCCAGTATCTGTGCCGGGCGGAATTGAGGCAAGAGATAGGTCAAGATTCTTGATCAAGTCTACATCAATTCCTGCTTCGACATTAGGTATGATTGAACTTCCTTTTATGGGTAGAAAGATTAAACTTGCTGGTGATAGAACATTTGAAGATTGGTCAACGACTATAATCAACGATGAAAAGTTTTCGGTTCGTGCAGCTATTGAAGCATGGTCGGATTCTATTAATGGTTTACAGTCTAATACACCAACCTTCAGTCAATCAATAGGATATAGAACTACTGGTCAAGTAGTTCAGTATTCTGCTCGTGGAAATCCAATTAGAACATATACTTTCCATAATATTTGGCCAAGTGCTTTGGCAGCTATTGAACTTGCTTGGGAAACAGAGTCTACTATAGAGGAATTTGAGTGTACTTGGACATATGACTATTATACAGTCAAGCCAGGTGACGATGGAATTCAGATTGAGGCTGGTTCAGAGATTGGGTTAAGTATTAGGTCTGCTTTAGGTCTTAGTGTTACAGTCGGTTAATCTGACCTAAATAAGTATTAGAGTATTATTGGAAGAGTGCTTCGGCACTCTTCCACATATACATTAAGGAATGTAAATGGCTAATATATTTGGGTTTGAGATAACAAGAAAATCATCTGATAAACCAAAGATCAAAACATTAGATACACCTATACGACCAGAAGAGGAAGGTTCAGCATTACAATATGGTGGACATGGTGCTTATGGCGAAACTTTTAATGTAGGTGGAATAGATTATAGTAGTGAGCAGGAATTGATTCGTAAGTATAGAAAACTTGCGATGATGCCTGAGATTGAAACTGCTATAGAAGAAATTATTAATGAGGCTGTGGTTACTGATGAAAATAAACCATCTGTAGATGTTGCATTTGCAGATAAAAATGATATATCAGATAATATTAAAAAAAGAATTACAGAAGAGTTTTCATATATCTATAACCTTTTAGATTTTAATGATAATGGATATGAATATTTTAGGTCTTGGTATGTCGATGGTCGCCTTGCGTTTTATAAGAATGTGGATAAGAAAAATAAGACCATTGGTAGTATTCAGCAAATAGATCCACAAAAAATTCGTAGAGTCAAAGAGATTATAGAAGATAAGGAAGTTAATAATGTTCCTTTAGTTACTGATATTAATGTATACTATGAATATAATAGGTCTGGTTTATCGCCCGAAACATTAAGGGGTACTAATCAAACCATACAACTAACTAACGATTCGGTAACATATGCTACATCTGGATTGTTGGATGATCATAGAAAATATGCATTATCGTATTTACACAAAGCATTAAAATCAATTAATCAGTTGAGTGCTCTTGAAGATTCTATGGTAATTTACCGTATTACAAGAGCTCCAGAACGACGAATATTTTATATCGATGTTGGTACACTTCCAAGACAGAAAGCAGAGCAGTATGTTATGGATATTATGTCCAAGTATCGAAACAAGATGATATATAATCCTAATACAGGTCAGATTGATGATACAAAGAAATATCAGACTATGTTAGAGGATTACTTCTTGCCACGAAGAGAAGGTGGCAAGGGAACTCAGGTTGATACATTAGCTGGTGGACAAACAACTAATGTTACTGAGGAATTGGAATACTTTTTAAGAAAGGTATACAAATCACTTAATGTTCCATTTAGTAGATTTAATGACGATCAAAATATGGCATTTACTGATAACGCATCTTCTGTTACTCGTGAAGAGTTGAAGTTTGCAAGGTTTATTCAAAGATTACGACGAAGATTTTCAATCATATTTTATGATCTGTTAAAGACACAATGTGTTGTTAAGGGTGTATTTAAAGAACATGAATGGAATGAAATCAAGGATCAAATATTTTTTAACTTTACTAAGGATTCTTGGTTTGCAGAAGCTAAAAATCTTGATATTCTTAATGCTCGATTGGGTGCATTGAGTAGTATTGAAAATTATGTTGGTACATACTATTCACAAGATTATGTTTCAAAGAAGATACTTAATCAATCTACTGAAGAACGAGTAGAACAATATCAACAAATACAAAGAGAAAAAGAAGCTGGACTTATACCTTCGGAAGAAGAGATGTAGGTGAGTTTTAATAAATAATAATTAGGAGTAACTATGGACTTCGTAAAGACAGTCAAAGATATTATGGATAAGAGATATGCAGAGGTAAAGAAGAGTGTTGGTACTGAGTTAAATGACCGATCTTCATCTGCAAAGGAATCGTTGAAGAAAGAGGTGATGGCTGATACATTTACTAAGGATAATTCCGAAACTCAAACTAAAGAAGAGAAATAAATTAAATGGATTCAAAACAATTAGTTAATGACATTGTTAATAAAAGACTCTCTAAAGCTAGGAAAACTATCAATGAAGAGTTATCTAATCGTGTATTGGGTCATATTGAAAGTAAAAGATCTGATGTAATTAATGAAGCAATTATGTCCCCTGAAGCAGGAGTTGCAACAGCCGCTGCAGCTGGAATAGGTTTAGCTGGAGTAGGTGCAGTTAAAGGTATAAAGGGTGCAGTTAAACTTGGAAAAAAACTGCATGGGAGATTTGGTAGAAAAGGTAGACTTAAGAAAAGGAAAGAGAAAGAAGAAAAAAAGTCAGGTAAGGCCAAAGATAAATACGATCTTGCTTATGCAAAGGGGCCTGCTAAACAGATTAAAAAAGTAGAAGCTAAAAAACACAAGCCAGGTCGTGGTGTAGAACTCACTGATAAAGAAAAGAAAGATAATCAAAAAATTGATGATAAAATAGAAGATATTAAAGATGACTTTGATGCTGAATGGGCCGCTGGAAAAGGAAAGAAGGCTATAGAGAAGGGTCGTCTTGATATAAAAGGCCCAACTGATAAAGCATC